ACTTGGGTGGTCTAGTATCTGGTGAAGTTTATTTTGTTAAAGCAATTGCTAACGCAACTGCATTTACTGTTTCATCAACATTAGGTGGTGCTGAGGTTGATTTGTCAAGTGCTACTGGTACTCCTGACGCACAACAAGATGTAGTTGAACTAGTTGCAAACGCCGCAGTTGCCTCAACTGGCGCCGCATTTGTTTATGCAAATGATGAAGCTGGATTTATTGTTCGTCAAAAAGGCAAGCAAAAGTATCTAGTAACAGGTTCAACTAGTGGTTTAACAGCACAATGCTTTACTGCAAATCTTGCAAATACTGCGTTGACACCAAACACAATGCGTATTCTTGCTACATATGCTAACAGTGCTACTCAAACAGTTCAAAGTCTTTCTGACCACACTGGTGAGTTGTTTACTGCTACTTCAGGTCCAATTGCTACTGGTAATATTGTATTCCAAAATGCTGCTCCAATATTTGCAACATTCAATACAGCAGCAGTTGCTAATGCAGATAACGGTCAACCGTATGAATTAGTTACTATTGCAAGTGCTTAATCATGGCAACTGCAACAAGTAAGGTAGCTAAAATGCAACCAGAAACTGAAATTGCAGTACTTCAGATCCAAGTTAAGACCCTTGAAGAAAAAATTGGGGAACTTAAAGTGGATCTGAAATCACTTCATGATGCGATTGAATCTAATGCAGACGAAACTAGACGAATGTTAAAATCTATGCGTGAGCAAGATGTTAAAGAACACAGTGAATTGGCTAGTAAAATTTCAGTATTAGAAAAATGGCGGTGGATGATGATGGGAGCCGGTATAATAATCGGCTCGTTAGGCTTCCCCACAGTGTCAGCAATACTAAAATAAAAAAAGAGACTTAGGTCTCTTTTTTTGTAAGTGCCTTTAATTTAGATTGAACAACATCAAAATTTACTGTACTAAACAATCCCGGATGTAATGGTTTGGGATATTGATTATCACCTACCCATGCATAACCGCAATGTTCTTCATTTAGATTTGGTACAAACTCATCGGCTACTTCACAGAAAAATGTATGATATGTGAAAGAATGATTGATGAATTTTTGAATAGGTATTAATTTTGCATTAATTGGAAACATACCTAATTCCTCTTGGCATTCTCTTGCAACACCTTCAAAGAGAGTTTCATAATCTTCTATTTTTCCACCCGGAATGCCCCAGTTACCTGGATTTTTGTTGTCTGTTCTTAATAGATATAAGTAGCGATTTGTTTTATTGCTATAAAAAAAAACCCCTGCAGCTTTATTGCTCATACTATGATTTATCACAATATTAGATGACGATAGAATAATCCCCTGCAGCATAGAAACCGTCGTAACTTTTCATCCAAATGTCATCCACAAAACGATATTGAACATTAGTTGTTAAGTTGGTTACATATTCTAGTGTTGTTGGAGTTGCAGCAGTACTATCAAAACTTACACCCCATTCACCTGTACTTGCATTATATTGAATAATGTCATTAGCAAAAGCGACTACATTGCCCCATGCTACTGTACTATCACCGGGCGCGCCAATATTATCAGTTAACAAATATCTACGACCGTTGATTGGTCCAGGCAATCCTGCGTTAGGACCGGTCATTTGAGGGTTTACAACGCCATCAACTGGACTTAATGTATTTTGCGGTAATGTATCAGGGTCAATGTTGTAAATCAACAACCTATCATCATTTGGATTGGGTACAATAGTGCCTACAATGTCAGTAGTCATATATGGATTTTGTAGCCAAATTTGACTAATGCCCGGTTTAACTGCCCCGTATGCATTCAATACGCTAGACCAATATATATCTGTATCAGGATTAACCGGTAAATTTAGATTAATATTAGATGGATCAAATGCTATAGCCTCTGGTAATATCTGTAAAGTATTTCCTATTAATAATAGCTTGTATCCATATGGTGTAATCTTTTGTCTTGTTCCCAATAACATGTCATCGTTCTGCATATCTTGTAATGCATTGCCTGCAAAAATGCTTGCTATAATTTTCTCAACTACACCCATCTTCTTGACTTTACTTGCGGTGGTGATCCATATTGGCATATAGAATTTCCAACTCATGACATCAATAGGATTGCCTGTACCAACTGGAATACTACGGCTGCTGAATGTTAGTCCATCTTGAAACACTGCGCTAAGACTAGTCCAGTCTAAAAAGTTATCAGTACTTTGAATCTCTAATGCAGGATTGAATAATGTTCCTAGTTGTTCAATCAATTGTAATTTTTGATTGTAGTTGGTTGTCCAAAAATCAACAGTGATTCTTAATGTGTATGGAACTGGCATTAATCTTTCAACAGTGAATGCCTGTCCTTGTACAGTTTCGTATTGTTGTGTTTCTTGATTATATGATCGTTGCCGAACATTAATCTTGTCTACAAAGGTAGGATCCTGAGTCCATTTTTGATTGTACTCTAAACCGCTTATGTAATATGTAATTAAAGGTGCGCTAGGCAAGTTACTTGCGCTATTATTAGCAATAATGGTTGCTGCTTGTCTACTGCTATCACCATACATGATTGGTACACGTATAATAATATCATTACCTGCAGGGTCTTTTCCTTTAGTAACTTCCCAGTTACTAAATATCTTTCCAAACTGAATTAAAAATCTGCGTATTTGCGAATCATAGAAAAAAGCTGCCATGTAAATACCTTAAGGTTGCGGGGGGATCGGATCCGGAGTCAATGCTAGAGCAGTAGACAATGCTTGACGCTGCGGAATAAATGTACCGTTAGTAAGTTCTGTCTGTGCTGTATCATTAATAAAGCCTGATAACAATGATTGATCTTGATATGTGAATCCAGTGTCTGTCCTAACATTGGATGATACTCTAATCCATACTCTACCGTCCCAACGATATAATAGTTGAGGGAAGTAATCAATTCGTAAGAAATAATCACCCACTTGAGGATTTACTGGGAAACTGATACCGGCACCAGAAACAGAACCTAGCCCTAGTATTTCCGTCTGGAATCCATTAGGAGCAGTCCCGTCACCAGTCATATAACCAGCACTATAACCAAAGCTACGAGGACTACTACGTGCTATAAACTGGAATGCAGGATCACAATCTGCTCTCCAATCCATTTGTTGACTAATTGTTCCAGTAAATCCTGGAAGTTCGGGGTCAGCATCGGCGGTAGCATATGTATTATCCGCAGTACCATATGGTCCTGTAATTGGTCCACCACTAGTAACAGTTAGTATTATTTCACCACTAACTCTACCTGAATTTGTATCTGTTCTATCTGGTGCTAGGGTGAATGTTTCTAAATGAGTAGTATTGAACACATCTAATTTATCATATCCTATATCAGCGGTCATATCCCAAATACTTTTGATTGCTGCCTTGGGTATTCTGATTACTGGACTAGAATTTTTATATTGAGTACTACTGACCATCATCACCGTACCAGTATATGCAGGATTAGGTACTCCGCCATTTGTGTTCACATTGACAGGTGGAGCAGGATTATTAATTGCTCTGGATAACACACCGTTACTTGAGTATTCACCGTATGTAGGTACAATATATAAATTGTTGGTAGTGTATCCTGATTTTGGAACAAGACGGGCAGCTTCTTGAAGTGCAGCATCATTGATTGCAATGTTAGTATTATAAGTAGCAAGAATATCTTTAAGATTGTCCGCAGTATCTAGTTGCCAATATGTAGTATTAGGTGGCATAATACCTGCAGGAACATCAATCAATGCCCTATAATTTTTGTCACCATAAGTAATAACATATCCTGCAGGATACGGTTTGGTAGTATCCCAAATACCTAAGTAAGTATCTTGGTCTATTGGTGCAGTTAATATCTGACTAAATTCTTCACTATCAACCAGTGGTTCACATTTAATACGCCATAGATGAGGGAACCAAGTTGGGCTAAATCCCTCACTTGCATAGTTAGCATCGGTAATCTGCATAAATCGTTTCAATGCAACCGGTATTGTTTCCTTCAATGGATTATAATCAAGCAAGTGCGGTAACTCAATTACATCACCAACCATCAATTTTCTACCAATCAAATCAATCATGTCATTGTAATGAACAGTAATGAATATAATATCATTGTTTAAGAATAAT